AGATTCTATAGAAGACTTCCGGCAAGACTTGCAAGAACAAAAAGAATCTTTACTGAATAGAGAATATAACAATGACGATTGAGCTAATAATCATATCATTAGTCTGTATCATTTCTATAGCAATGAATGTTGTTATGGTAATGTATTCTAGAAATTATCTTTCTAGACTTATCAATGCTTCTAATGTTGCAACAGAAATTTTAGTAAGAATGGATGCATATCGTGAGCATCTAACAAAAGTATATGAGACTCCAACATTTTATGGAGATGAAACATTAAAGAGTTTACTTGACCATACAAACGACTTATCGGCAGAAATGACAAAATATGAGGCCCTATATTCTCTCACTCAGCCAGACTTAATGGAGCAACTAGAGCTGGCCTCAGAGGATTTTCTGAATGACGACGAAACGCAGACGACGCAAGAAAGGTAAGAAATATTTTACTGAAGTTCATGAAAATGCGATATTAGAGTATATTGCAAGCAATGATCCGATTCACAAGAATCATATTTATAGATCAGTCATCCAACCAGTTTTCAGAGAGATGATTGAAAAAATTGCGTTTACATATAAATTTACTTCACTTCCCAATATTGATAACTTAAAGCAAGAATGTGAAGTTCATCTTGTTACAGTATTAAGCAACTTTGACAAATCAAAAGGCTCAAAAGCGTTTTCATATTTCAGCGTTATTACAAAGAATTGGTTTATTGCAAAGGTTAAAAAAACCGCAACAAGATTAAAGAGAGAAGCTCATTATGATGAGGTGTCCAAAAGAGTAGAAATGGATCATCTCACGATTTACAATGAGTATGACAACATTCGAGAGAAAGAAGAGTTTATGTCCCATCTGTGGATGGAAGTCGGCAAGTGGGAAAACTATAACCTAAAAGAGAATGAAAGAAAGGTCTTGAACGCTATCAAGATACTTTTTGAAGACTCTGCTAACATCGAAATTTTTAACAAGAAAGCTATTTACCTTTATATTAGAGAGATTACCAACCTAAACACAAAGCAAGTTTTGAACAGCTTGAATAAGTTCAGATTTGAGTACTCTACTTTTAAAAAGAAGTGGGACGAATGAGTAAGGATTTTGACAATTTAGTAGATGAGGCTATTGAGAACATCAGAAATGATCGTACTCAAACTCACGATCTGTTAAAAGATCTTATCAACTATATTGCTGGCGATGATCATCGTCACAAAGAAGTTGGCCTAACTGCTGCTAAATATGTGGAAACATTACAAAGGTCAAATGAGCAACTTGTAAAAATCGCTTCACTAAAATCAAAAGAGGCAAAACAAAATATGAATCTGTCTGATGCGGATAGAGATGCCATATTTTCTCAATTGAATGGTGAAGAAGATGGTAACTAAACTTAAATCAAATGATGATGTATCAAATCTAAATTATTTTGATAGGTTAAACAAACTTCTTTTTGGACTCGCAAGACTAGAACAGACAGTCGATGATAATACAAAAGAAACTATCTATACTGCTAAAGTATTGAAAGTCATTGATTCTCCTGTTTCTTTTCCAAAAAACATTTTTGACGACACAAAGATTCAGCCAAAATATACATTTTATGCAAGAATAATTGGAGAAGATTCACCAGATGAGAACCTTCCAGATCCTTGTGTTCTTTATGATGTAAAAGATCCTAAAAGAGCTGAACAATCTCAAACAAAAGCTATAAGTATGCACAAGATGTATACGACTACTGATAAGAACTTGACAAAGCCACAACCAGGTTCATTAGTTAAAGTAAAATTACCAAATCTTTCTGAAGGATCAGGGGTTGGAACATATTATGGTCTTTTGGCTGATGATTCATTGCCACCACCCGTTAAGTCTCCAAAAGATTCTGTTGAGGCAAAACAAAATGGTTTAGCAAAAAAAATCCCAATTGAGGAAGCAAAATCAACCCCATTCCAACATCAAACTTTTAAACCATTCACACCAGAATGTAAAAGTCTTTTCATGGAAGCAGCAGAATTGGCTTCAAAACATGAAACTAAAAGGGGCTTTCGTTTTGCAACGGCATATAGTTATCTCGCACCAGGAATTCCAGCTGAATGGGGAGATTATAACAACCCTGAAGGCAGAGCTTTGCATAACATATTAAAAAAGGAATCTCAGGGACGAGTTGGGCAACTAAATTATACATTCAGAAGAGCTGTGGCCAAAAGAGATGGATATTCTGGTGGTAAAATGCCAAATTCTGATTGGTATGGTGAAAAATATGCAGGAACTTGGCAAACAATAATATCAAAACTCAGAAGAGGTAAAGTATTTTTGGGAGTATCTTCTAGTGCATCAGGATTGGGTCAATTATTAATAAGCAATGTTAGAAAGTTCTATCCAAGTGGATTGGCAGGCATTGGTGATCCTATGGAAGAGGCAGCCGGAATGCTTCTTTACATTAAGAGTAGATATGGAACACCTTCTGAAGCTTGGCTGCAATATGGTGGCTGTTCTCCAGATGGTAAATACTCAAACAAACATATTCCAAAATCTAAGAGAGGAAAACCTTGTAAGCCTCCATATGATCCAGTTAGAAAACCTGGTGTTGCAAACACTCCAAGACCAAATTCTCCCAACAAGAAAGGCCATGATCACGAAGGATATTAATAGTGAGTACAATTAAGAAAGCAAGAAGCATCGATGGAAGAGCCTGTGAAGATGTTTTAAAACAAATAAATGATGCCGATCCCAAACAACTTGCTTATGCAAAAGGTATTGGAGGAGATCCTTTAGATGAACCACTTCCAAATTACCTTGAGACATCTTCAGAAGAGGTAATATCTGGCAAAAATAATACATCGATTGTTCTTGGTCGAGACAGACCAGGTGGAAGAATGTCTGGATATGGTGGTCGCGGCGATACTCAAGCCGGAGCAATTGATATTGTTGTTGGCAGAATGGGCTCTAAAGTTTCTCAATGTACAAAAAATGGAAAGAAAATATGGGTTGATCCAATGATGGATATGGATGCAGCTAGAATATATATAAGCCAAAAAACAGATGTAGATTATAATTTTAAACTAGCACCAGGCTCATTGGGAAGTCCGGGATTAGCTCCTCCAAGAGGCTTGTCAGGTCCATCAAAACCAAGGCCAACATCTGCCATTGCAATCAAAGCAGACAATCTTCGCTTTATTTCAAGAGAAGGTGTAAAAATTGTAACAGAAGGACAAAATGTTTTAACATCTCAATCGACATCGCCAAAGCGTCAAGTGTATGGCGTTGATATTATTGCAGGAAATTCAGATGTTGGAAAAGATTTTGAACTACAACCAATGGTTAAGGGCAAGAACCTTTCAAAAGCATTAGATGAAATGTCAGAAAAAGTCAGGCAACTGAACGCTATTGTGTTGAGATTGTTGAAGTATCAGCACTCATTTAACAAGCAACTTGCAAATCACGAACATTTCTCTCCATTTCAAGTTACAGGCAATGAAAGGACAACAGTTTCTTTTCCTGTTCAATCAATGGGTGTTTGGACGATGGAATCTCACAACAGTGTTATGGAAGACCTAAAATCTCTTTATGATTCAATAGATACTTACAAAGAGACATATTTAAAGAACAGTGGAGATCTGTATATTAATAGCAGACACAATAATGTAAATTAGTATGGCAACAATAGATATAAAAGCAAAACCACCTTTATTAACACCTGATTGGACCCAAATGGATGGCCGAAATAAGCCATTCTTAATTGATGGGCCAAGAAGATATGCTGTCACTGTTGTTACTCAATATACAGAAAGCGGTGGATCTGATTTACAAACTCGTAAAGATTCTGCAATTCCATCTGGCGTTGACCATATATTAAAATATTTTGATAAGTCACCTTTAAATGATACAAGTACTAGGGCCACCATAGAAGATTATCACATTCCTTTGCGACCAAACGCAAAGATGAAAGTGTTGATATCACTTTCGGAAGAATATCTTTTATCTTTACCAGATAAGGGATATGAAAAACCAGACTTAGCAAATTCAGAAACATTCTCACTAAACACATTTGGCATAAGATCAGACATACAGAATCTTAGCGATTTCATGACCAAATATATTGAAGATATTGAAAGATTTCAAGGTAAAGTATATGGTTTAGATATCACCAAGCAATCAACCTTGTTAACAAATTTTGTTACAAATTTAGCATCTTTAATGCAAGATAATGACATCCAATTTTCTGAAGATAGATCTGATTTAATCGAAATGTATATAAAGGATTATGAGGTCGTAAAAATTGAAGCAAGAAGAGATTTGCAGTCTTCTTCAAAGCCAATAAACTTGACAAGATCCTTTACTAATTTCAAAGAATCTGAGCCAGTCTCTGACAAAAGAACGATAAAGTTGTTGCAAAATATGGAAGATATTTTAGAGCTGCAACAAAATAATACTAGAGTATCGTGGACAGCATTTATCAACGACTATATCTACAATCCACCAACATTTGACTTTTCCCCAACAAGGCCAAAATCTGAAAATGTAAGTTCAAAAAGTGCTGAGTTGGTTAAGAAAGACAATGAAACACCAGTCAAGACAGAAGAACAAGTTAATTTCTTCAAATCAGAGTTATGGAAGCCAGAAACAAGAAAAGAGTTTGAAAGAAAATTGGATACCGCTCAAGACTTTGTTGGCGATTATGTTATTGGTCATTTGTCACAACTATCTGAAGTTATTAATGATACAGAAGTCCTATACACCCAGCTGCTAAACAAGCTTGGCATCGAAGACCTTGTTCGCTCTGCATTAGAATGCTTAAACTTCCCTTCATTTGATTTTCTAGATGATGCAAAAGGAATATTAAATTCTCTTGATAACTCTTTAAGACAGTTTCAGGCAACAATATCCGCACCAACAATCGCTTTTCCTGATGGGCCTCCGATTGTAGACTTATTAGTTAGTACATCTTTAGAATTTGCTAAAACAATGGCAAATGCTGTTTTAGGGGCACTAATCGATCTAGTTATTGGAATACTAAAATCATTGTTTGATATTTGTAGAGAATGTGCCTTAGAATCAAGAACTGGTATTGCAAATGCTGATAAAGTAAATTATGGCGGATTTAATTGGAGAAACTTGAATTTTGGAGCAATTTTTGGTCAAAAAGTACTAAACACAGCTCTTGGAGCAATCTCAGAAGGTTCTCAACAGTTTTTCGACACAGAATCGTTATCTCAAGAGATACTGACAAATACAGTTCAGAAATATGATGATTTAGTAGATGAGACAGCTAAAAAACTTGTCTCTGCATCAAAGACTGGACTGACATTTGATGAAGCAAAGCAAATAGTTATTGAACAAAATCCATTTGATGGTGGAGTATTCGAGCAAGCATCGAAAGAATTGTCTACATGGCTTGACGCATCATCTGCCGCACTAACACCTGGAGAGCTTGGAAATCTTTTACTTGGATGTGAAGTATCGACAGAAGCAAAAGAAGTATTAGAAAACTTATTAAATCCAAATCTAAGCCCAAACTTATTTCCAAATCTTTCAGTTATATTAGATCCATCAGACTTGCCAAAAGTTTGGGAAAACTTAGGAAAGCTTATTGATCGTGACGGCATTCTTCAAAGCATTCAGGACGCCGCTTCAGCAATTCCAGAATCATTTAAGTGTTTGTGTGATGAAGATGACGAAGCACTCCGCAAAAGCATTTTAGCACAAAAAGATCCTTCATTGACACAAGACCAACTACAACAACAAGTTGATGCTAGCAAAAAGAGAAGAATGGATAGAATCAATCAACTTCTTGATATTTCTAGAAATCCAGACTTTTTGAAAGATCAGTTGCCACCACTTTATTGTTCCGTTGATGAAGAAGGGAATCTTGTTCCTGGATTGATTCCGAGAACACATCCAGTGATACAACAGGCTGTTAATGAGTCTTTGGATGCATCTTTCGATTCCTTAACCTTAACTTTTAATGAGGATGTGTCATCTTTTGTATCCTCTCTTTCTGTTCAGACAACACAAAAAAGAATAGTCCCAAGGACAAAATCGGCAATTATTGATGTTCAAGGCTCAAGAGAAGAAAAGTTGGTATTAAATCCAGAGTTTATTGGATTGGTAGAGCAAGGTAGATTCGCCTATGGTTCTCTCCCAGCAGGCTCAACCGTTCCAGGAACAAGGACTGTTGATGAGGATACAGGGGAGGTAAACGAAGGAGATAAAGTCCGATGGAACCCATTTTTAGATCTTTTAGGTTTTCCAGATCGAGATAACCGACATGGTGCAGGCATGTGGGAGGATGGACAATCACGACCAACTGCTGAACAAGAAAAAGAGTGGGAATATGCAAACACAAGAATAACAATAAATTCAAACGGATCATTAAGAGGCACAGGCGGCAGAACATTTTCTCCAGTCTTAGGAAGTGGAGAGTGGAATGGACTAGGATCAGATAGAAAAGATATTGATTACACTGTAAAGTTTGGATACTCTCCAATACCGATTGAGATAAGCGAACCAGGACCAAAAGTATTTGGATCAGGATTGGTAGGCGCATATAGAAAAATTTGCTCTGATGCAGATCCTTACTTGAAGATAGCATCTACAAGCAACTCAAAAGAATATCAATTTAATGTGCCCAACAATATTGCTGAAAATTCAGGAATTAATTTGTCAGATTTGACAAAAAATCTAGAAGATTTAACAGGGCAATCTTTTGATTTTGGAGGCCAAAGTCAGCAATTGTCTGGCGATATTGTAAGTAATATAAGCTCATCAGTAAGTTTAGTTTTAGGTTCAAGTATAGATTTGTCCTATGATGTTCCTAAGAAAACAAATCAAGACAATGACATAAAAGATGAATATGATTTATCTTTAGAAATGAGTCCAATCCAAGAAGGAGCAGAAAAATTAGAAATACTTAAATTATCGTCTGCAAGCGAACTATCAGAATCAGTAAAGCGTGTCACTTCTCAAATTAGCGATATTGCATACGCAAACAACGCCGCAACACAACCTCAAGAAGGGTATTTTTATAATTTATTAGCTGACAACTTTTTAGATGGCGTGTTTACCACTGAGCTTACCCAATATCTTGGAAACAATAATGCATTTGATGAATCATATAAAGAGTTAATGTGTGCGATCTTTGATCAGATATCTGAATCTCCATATTTGGATTTGCAAACAATATCCAGATTAAACCTCACACCAGCTAAAACTTTTGTTAAAAACGACAGTGGTGATTGGGTTCCGCAAGGATGTACTCCAAGCTTGCTTGATATCGATGTCATGAAACAAAGGATTTTTCAAGAATATGATCTCTCATTGTGTTTGCAAGACATATATCCAAATCCTGATGAATTTGGAGGAAACGAAAAAAGCGCATTAGGTCTGGCCAAAAGATCTGGAATTCTGCTTTTAACAATTAGAATGCATGTTCTAGAGTTTTTGATGAAATCTATATACTCTTTTTATTATTTTGGATATAAATCTGATGAAGATATTGACGATACAATGCTTTCGTTCATATTCGACAATATCAATAAGAGTTTGCTTTCAAAATCGATTGGGACAAGTTATTATAACAAATTCACTACAGAAACAATCGACCTATATAATAGAAATGTTGATGATGACAAAGCCGACTCGGTAGTCAAGGAAGAAAACTTTAAGAAAGCATGTAAGTATTTTATAAAAAAACAAGTTTTTTCTGTCTCAAAAAGACTTGCAGGTCTTGTTCAGCAAAAAGGTGATGCATCTATACATACAATATTCTTAGAGCAGTGGATTCCTGAAGTTTCCATTCCTACCGGAAGCAATCAATCAAGATTTTATGAGATTCAAGATACTGGAATTGTTCCAAAACCATTATCAAATCAAGAAGAGAAAGGTACGCTTGGCCCATCTACCACACCAGAAGAGTATGAAGCTGTTATTGGAGCTGGAACTCTAACTCCAAACTCTATTAAAAGAATGTCGGGAGATCCAGGAAGTTATGGCATTCTGCGACTAAAACCAATTGGTCAATTTTTTAGAGAATACTTTTTTCCAACACCAGTGGATGGAAGAAGACCACTATCAACCCCAAACAATACAGGAACCGAAGATCAAAATAATTTGGCTTTTAAAAGGAATGAAATATGGCCATCAAGACAGACGAAAGATTATAACTCTTATAGAATAAATAATGGATATTTTGGAAAAGATAAAACAAGAACTACTTCAAGATACTCTTCATCAAGAGAGGCAGCTCTACTTGGAGCGAAGAAGAATGCTTCATATCTGTTGACCAAAGACATAACAGGTGCAGGCGTTGAAAAAATAAAACCTACTGATCAAATTGGAGTTCTAAAGTATGCTCAAAGCTTCAATCAAGATGGAAGTGTCGCAGACTATATTTTCGATTATGGAGTTTCAGAATCAGAAAAGCAAATGATGACTAGAGCTGGTGGTTTGGTGGATTTTATAACATCAGCAAGAAATTGGACTTTATGGGATTTAAACGAGCCATCTCCGAAATTAGGAGATTTTATTCCTTATCAAAGAGGTTGGAAATATAATTTTTCAACAACTTCTCCCACATCACTCCCTTGGTGGGGCAGAAATACTACAAATTCACTTCCAGGATACTATTCTTCCAGAAATGTAGTAGGTCCAGGAAGCCTATTGTGGTCTATTTCTCGTGGTGCTGGAAGATTCGCCTATGACTCAGAACTGAAGATGGCAGAAGAATGGAAGAACTTTGTTTTAAGGCCCAATCCAGAAATAGGAAATGATTGGTCCCAACCTTTAACTCCTTCTAATAGCGATTGGGCAAAGAATGTTCAATCCGCAATTGATGATGTAAAAAATAAAAGAAAGAAATATATAAGCCTTCTTGATTTAGATTTAAAAATGGCTCTAAACACATTAGAATGGGAGAAGAGCAAATATCAAGAGTGGAGGGGAAGTAAAGATTTTACATACTATCAAGGTTCCGCGACAATAGATCAAAGTCTAGAAGGTGAGCAATTAGATTTTTTTGATAAAATTATTGCCGAATATGACAACTGGATTGAAGAAATGAGGCGAAATGTGGCATTATCGCGCAATGCTACAAAAGAGCGTCAAGAGTTGAGAGATAACGCCTTAGAAATCTTGCAGTATGTAAATGTGCCAAGAAATCCAATGACAAAGCCAGGAAAACTATTTGATATAACAAATGGTAATTTCTTTTTGGAATATTATATCAGAGTTGATGATTACACACCAGATAGACCCGATTCTCCGCCTCAAAGCAATTTAGATTATATTGCGGCAAGAGATTCATACCTTAAGAATGTCGTAAACATAGAACATTGGAATCAATGGTACAATGACAAATTTAGTTCTACTCCCACTAATGCTCAAAGAAAAAATATTAGTGAGATATTATATGAGAGTCAAACCGATTGCGGAGAAAGAGATATAAATGACCCACAAACCAAAACAGATATTATAGACATTGAAAATCCGCAATTAGACGATTATTTCAAATCATTAAATTGGGGCATTAGGATTTCATATTTGCCAAAGCCTGGAATTAAATCTATTAATCCTGTGCAATCAGCTCACCCTCAATCAATAACTGAAAAGTCCTATATTATTACGGATACTGGTCAAAAGATATATCCAATTCCGGTTATTCAATATGAGATACCAATTGATATGACTACGAAAATATCAAATACTACTCAAAATTATTTTAAGAATACATTTGAAAACATTACTTTAAATGGCTTTAGCATCCCTCGTCAATTAATAAGAGGAATTCAACAAACAGATGAATATGATTTTGTCTTTAAGTATGCGTTTTCACTTGATAGAATGCTATCATTGACAAACATATATTCGTCAACTTATTTGTCTACATTTTCTACTGCAACAGCTCTTTTTGAGCCAACAAAAGAACAATTGATGTATTTGTTCATGAGTTCTTTGAGAGCTGGAGATTATCGAGGAGCAGATTGTTTTAATACAAGTCTTGATATATCAAATGCTATTTTAAATGGAATTCCAATACCTTATGCAGCAATCGCAAAACTGCTTGTCAGAACTCCTTTGTTAATATTCAAAGGATTTATGGAACAATCAAACTTAAATATTGCAATCACAAAGCAGATAAAGCAATCAATAAAAGCAATAAATCAGACAATAGCTAATGCCAAAAGGCAAGCAAATGCTTTGCAAGCTGCAACTTCAGCAGCAGGGCAGCAACTTTCTGCAATCGCAGATATCAGTGTATCAAATGAAAAGTGCGGATTTGGAATTAGTTCTCCACAAGCTTTGGTTAAGCCGCCGAAACCTTGGTTCGACCCAATTGATGAAAATTTCATACCAATTCCAGAAACTTGGCAGCTCGGACTCGCTCTATTCCCATCAGATATCTTTTTCTTCTTGCCGCTAGGAGCACCAATCACTCCATTTGGTTTGGCATATTGGGCATTGGATGACTCAAGAGTTAACTGGTTCAATGAATTGCCTCTCGAAGACTACATTGAAAAGTGGTTAAAGGGAGAAGACGATCCAGAAGGTTCACAAGATAGCTTAGATACGCAACCATGCACAATCGATGTTGGCCTAAAACAGATCGAGCCACCAAAAAATAATTAATGTTTGCCTAGTTAGTATTAAATTATAGGAGAAATGTTATGCCTTTGTTAACTCCAAGATTACCATTAGTGCTAAATGGCGATACGGGATATCAACTTATAGACAACTATACAGATTTGGTAAAGCAGAATTTTAAAAATCTTATGCTTACAGTCCCTGGTGAAAGAATAATGGATCCAACATTTGGAATTGGATTAAAAACATTTTTGTTTGAAATCGATAATCCTCTTTTATATGATGATATCACTAGTAGAATAAGGCAGCAAGTGAATAAATACATGTCATACCTTGAGATTCAAAATGTGACATTTAATTCGCAAAGATTGGATGAGGATATGTCAGATAATCTTTTAAGTATTGTAATTCGATACAAGATTGTTCCGCTTGATTTATCTGATGTGTTAGAAATAACTACTCCAATTAACTAATTATTTTGAAAAGAGGATTATAAGTTGTCGGCCAAAAAGAATTACCCATTAATAAAATATACTTCAAGGGACTTTAATACAATCAAAGAAGATTTGGTTGATTATGCAAAGAGATATTACCCCAATACATTTCAGGACTTTAGCGAGGCTGGCTTTGGTTCTTTGATGCTCGACACTGTTTCTTATGTTGGCGACATTTTGTCGTTTTATTTGGATTACAGCGTTAATGAAACATTCATTGACACTGCTATTGAATATGACAATGTTTTAAAGCTTGGCCGACAAATGGGCTTTAAATTTAAAGGAACTCCAATTTCTCAAGGTCAAGCATCTTTTTATATCGTTGTGCCAGCCAATGCAGCCGGAAATGCACCAGACTCTTCATATATTCCAACTCTTAAAAAAGGAAGCAGTTTTTCATCAGCAAATGGAGTTACATTTACCTTGAATGAGGATATAACTTTTGCTGATCCGTCAAATGAGATTGTAGTAGCGACCGCAAATACTACAACTGGTGTGCCAACTGGATATGCAATTAAAGCATCTGGTCAAGTAATATCTGGTGAATTATTGAGAGAAACTGTAACTGTAGGCGAGTATAAAAAGTTTAGAAGAATTGAGCTTGATGGAGATAATGTTAGCGAGATTGTATCCATAACAGACGCAGAAGGCAATGATTATTACGAAGTAGATTATCTCTCTCAGGATGTAATATATAAATCAGTACTAAATCGAGATACAAATAAGAATAAAACTACTGCTGCCCTTCGACCATTTATTGTTCCAAGGAGATTCACATCAGAAAGAATCAGAGACAGAATGATTGTTCAATTTGGATATGGCTCTGATAGGACTGAAAGAACTGATCCATTGGTGGACCCAAGCAAGGTTGTGTTAGATGTTCATGGAAAAGACTATTTCACAGATGTTTCTTTCGATCCGTCTAACTTGTTAGAGACAGACAAGTTTGGAATCGTTCCTTCAAACACAACTCTAACAATCATTTATAGGTCAAATACAACAGGAGATGTCAATGTTGCTGCGAATGCATTAATCA